TACTACTTGTAATCTTCTAGCTAACTCTGCAGGTGCTACGTCACCTTCAATAAGTTGGTTAAACTGTGTCTCAAATATTTCAGGATTAAGACCATACTCTGCTACCTGTACACGCATATCTTCTTTAACACCTAGATACTCGCCTACAGTGTATCTCATAGTCCCATCTTCTCTTCTTATTCCAGGAAATGCTGCTTTAAAAACAGAAGACGCTTCAGTCTTAGCTAATGCTACTGCATCATCACCACTCTCTACCCAGTTTTTTGCGTACTCGTCTAATACATCATCAGGAAAATAAGGATATCGTATTGCTATTTCTGCAAACACACTTTGATAATTTAATTCAGGTGCAATGTATTCAGCATTATATCTAGCATCTACGTCAAAAAAGGTTGGGTCACTTTCCTCACTGTCGTCAATAATTGTTTCATCGTTACTACTAGGTGGAATGTAATCTGCATTTAATTTATCTGCAGTTTCTTGTGCTGCTTGTTGTGTCATACCTGCTGAATAGTTTGCATCACCAGGATTAACTGCAGCTAATACATAATTAGGTGGTGAACCTACAACAATGTATAAAGTATCTCCACCTTCATTACTTCCTAAATTTTCTTCTTCTTCATCTTTTTTTAAACTATCTAAAAAATTTTGTTTATTTTTATCTATTTCTGCTTGTAATGCAGGGTCTATTGGAATATCTTCTGCATCTATAGTAGGTGTAACATTAGCAGTTTCACTTGATTGTTGAAACGCTTCATCTCTTGCTCTTTGAAATTCAGCATCTGATATAGCACCACTAGCTAATTCCTTATCAGCTTCTTCTGCACTTTCGTACCCTAATATTTGCCACCATGTTGCCATACTAACCTACCTGTAATCCGACTTTTCTAATACCCATACCAGTTACCATGGCATTCTCAAAATCATTCATAACTTTTTTATATCCTTTTTCTAAACCATATTGCTTTGCAATCTTACTAGCTTCTACACTATCATTCTTTTGTAGTATTTCTAAAAATGCAGGGTCACGTTCATCCATGTAACCACCTAATAATCCATACGTATAGTTTTTCCAAGGTGCTGCAATTTCTTTGTATGTGTAATTAGGTGGGTATTTCTCTCCAAACACTACCCCTATCTGATTACTTATATATTCATTAAGTCTTGTTCTTGCATTGTCAGGGTCATTACGAAACTCTCCTGCCCACTTCTTAACATCATCAGCAGTAAATCCTTTAGCAAATGCAGGGCCAAGACCATCATATATTATATCTTTTACCTCATCTTCATACTTACGAATATATTTAGGTGTACTAAATTTTTGTGAAGTCATATAATTTTTTAAACTGTCATCTAGTTTTATGTTTGCATAAGGGTCAACCATTGCTGTTAACTGGTTTTTTAATTTTGTTTCACTCCATATACCAGTAGTTAATCTATCTGCCATCCAGTTAGATACATCTTCTGATATACCATATTGTCCTGCAAGACTTTTAACTAATACTCTTTGGTCTTCACGTAACAAAGACGCAGTCTTAGGGTCTGAATTAAATAGTGATAACCAATTACGTTCTGTACTACTGTGTGTTTGATACCATGTAGTATTAGCTAACTCCCATGTTTCAGGTGTTCTACCTTCAGCGTATGCATTAAAGAATACTTGTAATACTTCAGGGTCTTTTAACCATGGTTGTACTTCTGCTGCTAAGTCTATATCTCTTTTCCATTTCTCAAACGGATGTGTCTCTTCAAAATCTGTAAGTTCTTCTGTTGTACCCCACTCAGCCCAGTTACCATCTGTAGCAGTAATAAAATCTGAACGTGAGTTATACGTTTCAGCTATAGATAACTTCTTATCTGTACCTGAAAAATATACACTAGGTAATCCTTCATCATCTAATGTCTCTGCAGTAACAGCCCAACCCATGTTAACGCCTGAACCTGGCATATCATACACTAAGTAATACTGTGTAGTACCAGTATTTTCTTCTAACTTACCTGTTGATGGATTGTATGCACTGTCTTTAATAGCAATGATACGACCACCATTAGGCACATAAGATAATTCGTTACTTGTTTCGCTAGCCATTGTCTTCCTCTATATTAGCAGAATTTTCAGGACTTAATATAGACCCTAACATATCATACCCTGCAGTTTTTAAAATATTTCTTTGTTTTTCTGTTAAATTCTTATTTACTTTTCTACGTACAGAACCAAATTCAGGTTGCTGATACATAAATGAACCTAACGCATATATTGCATTTTGTAAAAATGGTTGTTTTTTCTTTTCAATAAATGTCTTTTCCATATCTCTTTCAGGATAAAATGCATCTATGCCATCTAACATACCACGTGGATTAAATTCAAATCCAAAATACAGTTGTCTTAAATTTTTACCGTGTGTTTCAGGGTCATAATCTTGTGGTCTTACCATCGGAGAAAACTTTTCAGGATTATTTCTTAAATCTCTATATCTAGTGTTCATTGCTAAAAATGCTAAAGCATTTATACCACTCTTGACTAATGCTGTAGCTGCATTATTGTTTCTAAATTTATCTTCTTGTCCATCATCTCCTGGTAATAATTCTTGAAACAACTCTTTAGGACCAATACCATATTTACCTAGTCCTGTAGCTGCACCAAAGTCAGGGTCATCATAATACTTAATAGTATTTGTAGCTAATGAAATTATTTCTGCAGGAATTAAAGCGATATCTGCAAATTCCCCTACTACTCTACCTGCAGCTTTTGTGTACTTTGCTGTTTTAGTAGTATTAAATGCATTTAACTGTTGTCCTTTAACTGTGTTAAATTTAAAATCTTCTGCTAATGCTGCAGTGCCTTGTGTTAGTTTTGTATATCCATAAGCAGCGATTGTGTTAAGTCCATAAGCTAATCTATTTTTGTGAAACCTACTCTGTGCCATAGCTGTTTTGAATAAGTTTTTTACTCTTGATTTAGACTGTGCTTCTTTATAAGCCACTGCATCTTCCATAGACATAAGGCCTTCATCTACAGTAACTTGTAACAAGTCATCAAATGTTGCACTATGTATATCATTTGCAGCATTAACACCTACTATTTCTAATTTTTGTGGATTTATATTTACATACTCTAATTCTTCAGTTGGTAATACTATGTTTCCTGGACCAAGCATATCTAAGTTTTGTTCTAAAAATTTTGTAGTCATGTCTGCTTCTTTTTTAAATACACTGTGATGACTGTTAACAACTTGATTTACTTTCATTTGTCCTTTAGTCGTAAGTTCTATGTCAATATCTTGTACAGGCAACAATGCTTCATTTCTATACTCACCACTAACAGACGGTGTTAACAATGTATTTTCTTTACTTGTTTTAAATTTTCCTTCATATTCACTAAGTCCCATATTTAATTTTTGCGAAGTAATGTCAGAAATACCTATGTTTTCAGGGTCTTCCACGTTTTGTATTGTGTTAAAATACGCTGCTAAATCTTGTTTTGTTGGATGCAGTTTAGCAAATTCTTGTACTGCTTCTTTGTCTTGTTTTGTACCATGCTTCATAAACCATTGTTTTATACCTTCTACAGCTATGTCTAAGTTTTCAAAAGCTGTAGTAGCAGTATCACGAAAATATTTCATGTTGTTGTTTATAACTCTTTCCATTTTTGCTGCTTTATCTATTGAATAAGGTTCTAAAAAACTGTATTGTCTTAGTTGCACTTCATTAGTTAGATACAAGTTTTGATACATTGCAAGACTTCCGTAATTAGGATGTAGCGTATAATCTGAAACTGTTGACAATGGTGTAAACATATTTTTATTTATTTCAGGGTCGTGTATATATTTAGCTAATCTTTTCCAATTAGCATTGTCAGCTAAACCTTCGTCATAATATGACCTTGTGCGTGTCGAACCACCTGCAGTTCTAGCAGACACATCTTCATTTGTTCCTATAGCACCTAATGGTGAAAATTTAGTTTTAGCACGGCCTTCTAAAGTTTGTGGGTCTAACTGAAAAAACACTGGAATATAATCAATGCCTAACATCTTCATTGCTTGAACTCTGTGATTACCTTCTTGTAACAATATAGCGTTATTGTTTGGGTTAAATCTTACTACTGGTAAATCTTTTAATAAATTTACAAAACTTGAAGTATATCCTGATACCGTTGAACCTAAACCAATATCAGGTTGTTTAAAACCATCCTTAATAATGTTTTGTGCTATTTTATTTATGTTTCCTAAACCAAGTGTTGTGCCTTGACCTTCTCTATATGCCCTGTTATCTTCAACAAATTTTAAAAGCTCATCAACTTTTATATATGCCACTGATAAATCAGCACTATCTTCACTTCCTTTAAGAAAATTTTGCATATCTCTAGCTGCTTTTTGCATTGTCTGTATAACAAAATTCTTTTTATTTACAACATCATCTATGTTGTTAACATTTTTATTTTTAAGGTACTGCTTTATTGTTGCATCACTTAGACCAGTTGGTAATAATTCAATAGGTATTTGTGTAGGTGTTTTACCTTCTATCAAAGTATTAGCGTGTGCCGATACATTTTTTCCTATTTGATATTTACCGTTCACAGGATGTATGTTCCTGTTTGTTGCACCTCTATCTAACCAATTAAATGGATATTCAGGCACAAACTCTTCTCCTGTTTCAGCAGTTCCCACAACTTCTTGTAGTTTTACACCCAATCCTGACTGTGGTTGTTCAGTTAAATTAATAATGTTAGGAGGATTTAATGGGTCTTGTAATTGTTGCAAAGCACCATTTATAACTTTTTCTCCCTGATTAGGTATCAATAATATTGAATTACCTAAAGCATTGTTTCTAGTAATAGGTGTCCATTTTTTAAAATCTACTACTTTCATATTATCTTGGGCTATCATTAATTCGGCTCTAGCACCTTGTCCTTCTAGTACAGCATGTCCTAGTGTGTCAAATGATGCAGTTCTTAGTGTGTTTTTAGTTGCAACTGTAGGACTTTCGCCACCAGTTGTTGTAGTAATCATAGCTATTTCTCCACCATTACCTCTGTCAAGTTCTGTAATAAGTATCTTTTTTAATTCTTTTAGTACATCATCATCAAACTCTCTCCATATATCAACTTCAACATCTTCTATGTCAAGCAAACTTGTTGCTATATCTTCGTAACCTTGTGCAAATAATTCTTTAGCAGCACTAATAAATACATGATTAGTAAAGTCTTGTCCGTTCACTGTGTCATTTAAAAAATTAAATTGTGAACTATAGGTAGATGTCATACCAGGAAATTTAACATTTATTTTTTCTCCGTTAGGAAACTCTGCCATCGTACTAAACCTGTCACCATGTCTTACACTGCCTACATCCCCATAATATTTTTCATTAAATTTTGTAGGAAATCTTAATTTACTATTAGTGTGACTTACTAAACTTTCGTGTTTGTACCATATTCGTGCAATAGGTGGAAGAGTATCACCATAATTGCTAACTACTAATTTAACAAAATCTTCTCTCATCATTGGGTCTGCTATAACTCTTTGTAGTTCTGATAACATTTCATCAATAATTGTGTTTCTGTCTAAGACTGCAAATTCATCATCTAGTATTACAGGATATTTAGCATCTTCTGCAATACGTACTTTGTTCATCATTAAATCATCTATAATGCCATATATGGTAAACTTTCTTTCTTCAGGTATATCTTTTGGGTCTAAGTACTGTACTTCGGAAAAATCAAATTTTTCGCTACCAATACCGTACTCTAAATCAGGATATCCCTGGCCTATAAGTTGCCCATCAGGTATAAACATATCGCTGTATATATCAAATGGACTGAAGTTAGTAGGTTTTATAAGATTTGCATTTGGATTATTTTGCAATTTAAAAAATATACCTTCTACATCTAGCATGGCATGTGTGTGATTAGTTAACACTGTTTGTGCAGCTACCATCATTTGTCCTAAACTTGCGACATTATGCTTCTTATTCATAAGTGCAGGTATAACTTTTGCATCTAATCCTTGAAAAGCGTTTTGTGTAACTTGCACTGCCTCTTGTGCATTGGTCATAATGCTTGATATCTTACCTTCAAGTGCCAATATAAATTCAGGACTAACATCTCTTAACTCTTCAAGCAAACTAAACAACTTACTTGTTTCGTCTATAAGTCCATCAGGTTTAATACCTGACCTAATTACTTCATCTGTAAATTTAGTTTTGTCTAAATTAGGATGCGATGATAGATAGTTTTGTACTTGTCTATACACATAAACATTTGTTTTATCTTGCCAGTTGGTAGGTTTAAACTTAAATAACTCTTTTCTGTTTTTAACACTATCTCTAAATTCTACGGAATTATAATATTTATTTATTTTTGCAAATGCAGCAGGGTCTTCTTTTTGTACAGCATCCATTACTTGTTTAAAGTTATCACTGTCTGCCATCCAATCTATACCAAAATTATCTGCGTATGTATGTATTAACGCTTTAAGATTTTCAGGTATATCTTTAATTGTGTCTGCGTATTTACTATATGTTTCTTTATTTGGAAAGAGTAAGCTACCAAATTCAGGGTTAAGGTTTTCTATTAATGCTTTTTTACCTTTAACACTATTAACAAATGTATCTGCTAACCACGCTTTATTTGCATTAACGTCGTTGTAATTTGATTTACCAAATATATCAAAGTTATATCCTTCTTTGTCATAGTAATTTACATCTAACTTGCTTTCTGCAACTATGCTTGCAAGTATTTTTTCTATATTTTGAAAGTTATTATTTACTGATGGGTCATACAATATCTCATGTAAAAATATAACAGCTTTTTCTTTTGCAGATGCTTCACTTAAACTTGCTTTTCTTCCTAATAAAAATCCCTCGTCTCTTAATTTTTCAACATTAGAAAACAACTGATAATCAAAATTAGGTACTACATTGCCATCAGTGTGTGCAGCAAACAAATTACTAAATGCTTTTTGCAACTTGCCTGGTCTTTTTTCTATATCTTCTATACTTTCAGTTGTATTTACAATATTTATAAATTCATCGTATGCTTGTTCTAATAACTTTTTACGATTTTCTTTTCTGAATTTTGTATCTACATCTATACCTAAATCTTCTAGTATTTCGTGAAATTGTTTTGCAGTAGGGTACAAAGTAACTTTTTCAGTGGCGTTAAATAAATTTTCTGCATAGGGAATAAACCTTTTTACAGCATCTGTAGCTGTATTTTCTACTAATGCAGAAAACATTTCAACTGGTTGTTTATTGTGTATTTTTATATTTCTTAATAAACCTGGGTCATTTCTATCTACAACATCACCTGCATCTATTATTGAACCAATAGGTGTACCATCTGCAATAGGTTTTCTATTATTAATATTCCAACGTTGGTCGTTTATACTATGGCCTTCTTCTAAATTAAGTATTGGTGTCATTAAATTTTCTAATGCTTCAACACCTTTATACAAAGTATTTAATGCATTTTTTTCATACGCAAATAATTTACTTTTAATTGCTTTAAAGTTTTTAGTTTCTTCAGGAAATTTGCTACTTAATATTGCAGGATTAAACATAATTCCATTTTCTGATTTAACAAAATCTTGAAATAATTTTATAGCATCACTTAAAGTTTCTACATCTTCTTTAAATATATCAACAACATTTACTCCAAATTGTGACGCAGCAATGTTTAATACTTCCTCAATTTTTTTTATAATGTTGTTGTTAGGAAACTTTTCAACAGGTTCACGTAAATCATTTTGGTCTGCAATCATGTTAAAAAAAGAATTAATTGGGTTTACATCGTTAATAACGTAAGTTTGTAAATTTTGTAATATAGGAGTAGGTTGTGTAGAAAATGCTGAAGCTAGTTGACCACCGACCTCATTAGGTAAAGCACTTCTTGGACTATTTGGTTTAGTAATTACATTAACTGTTTTTGCTGCAGGCGTTGGTTGGTTGTTGACAAGAGTGTTACCTTTAAATAATTCTATTTCCCTGCTTTGTGTGTATTGCAATAAATCACGAACAAAATTACCAATAACATACATTCTTGTAGCTATAGGTAATGTTCTTAGTAACTTAGGGTCTAATAAGGGACTTGGTTTTAAATCAGGTTTTTGCATATCTACATTTAACCTGACATAAAATCTTCACCTGCAGATATAGATTTTCTAAACTGTGCAAAACTAGCACGTTCTGCTGCTTTTCTTTCTACAAAGTTAATATCGTTTTCATACATGTTTTCAAACTGTTCAACAAAGTTAGCTTGTGGGTCATACTGTGTCATAGCTTCATCCATATCTACATTGCTTACATTGTTTATAGGAATAAGTTGTGTGTTAGCTATCTCATTCTGTATTTGATTTTGATACTGTATTTTGTATTCATTAGCTAATAATGCAGCTAAATTACGCATTTCATTTTCACTAGCTTCTCTACCTAATCTTTGACGCATGTATGCTTTAACTGATTGTTTCATTGATACAGGGTCAGGTGCTATATAAGGTGTGACTTCTATTGTTGGTGGTTTGTCTAGTATGTCTGCTGTAGCATCTGATAATAGTTTTCTGTATAAAAATAACTGTTGTGCTCTTGGGTCTGATAACCCTGATTGTGTTTTTATTTGTTCTTGTTCAGGTTTAGTAGGTGTATTCTCATTAGCTCTACCAAACACTTGGTCTATAAAAGCATTAAACTTATCATTTGTTTCGCCTATAGGTGGTAAGTCTGATTTTTTAAGAAAGCCACCACTAACAGCAGCGTCTCGCATTTCAATTAATAAATCGTCATACCCTAATATTTCAGGAGATGTTGTACCAAACAACAACTCGCTTTGCATACCTTCGTAAAATAAACCTTGTGCAAATCCTGGCTGTCCTGTTATAGGGTCAATGTATGTTCTACCTGCAACACCTACAGGCCTTAAATTACTTTCTTGGCCCATACCTGCTAACGCTGCTAGACCACTAAGTATTTCGCTTTCTACATCACTACCTGGTGTTTCTACATGTCCTTCTTCGTGTGGCATTAGTCACTAACTCCTATTTCTTCTAGTATATCGTCTCTTAATACTCCTTGAAACACATCTCTAAATACATATTCAAAATCAGGTGTTTGTTTAATTAACTCTTTACCTGCACCTATTGCCATTTGTCTCATTACTACAGCCCTATCATCTGTGGATGTGTACCACCATTCTTCACTAAATCCTAAATCAGTAGAATACTCATTAATAATATTCCACCAGTCTAAATATTCTAATACAGCTTTTCCAACTTCTGTATCTTTAACACCAGGAGTTTTAGCCCATTTAGTTTGTATCTGAAATAGTTTTTCTTTTGCTGTAGGTGCTTCTGCAACACCATAGTTTTCTAAATAACCTGGCAATTCTTCACGTAAATGCTGTCTGTATAATGCTTTAGCTACTCTTAACTGGTCGCCTTTAACGCCTGAACGTTCTAATTGTTGTGTAAAGTTTGTATATCTTATCCAACCTAAAGTGTCGTTTACTTTTCTAACGTTTTGTTCTTTTGACAAACCTTTTAACTTACCACTTTTTATATCTTCAAATACAAATTGCCATTCTCTTTCATCAAATGGACTTTCAGGTTGTAAGTACCATCCTGTTATATTTAACTCTTTCATTAAATCGCCGTATTCTCTTTCCCATGCTTTACCTTCTTCTGTGTAAAACCTACGGCCTTCAGGCGATATTGTTGTAGATGCAGTTAGATAAGGATGTTCTATACCATACTTGCCAAAAAACTCATTGTAAGCTGCAATAGTATCTCCACCTGTTTCTTCTCTAATCTTATAAAACTCGTTAGCTAGTATTTGACTTGCCCACCATTGACCGTCTTTATCTTCAATATAATATCTAGGTGTAAATCCAGTAGGTGCAAAGAATTGTGATATACCACGAATTGCATATATAAACGCAGCACTATCGTTTGCCCACTCCATCATAGCTACTTCATCAATGCTTCCATCAGGCCTTCTAAAGTATTCTCTATATCCTGTTGCAGCAGCATAGTTATATATTGTGTTTGTAGTAGCTGCCCTAGCTTCTTGTGCTTTAGGACTATCACTAAAAGCAGTTACTAATTTACCTGCCCATGCAGGACGTGGTACTAACGTATCAGGTGCAGGAAAATCTCCAAATAATAATTTTCTAGCTTCGTCACCTATACCGTTTTTAGGTAATAGTTTGTTTGCTGCATAACCATAAAGTGGTGCAACACCAGGAAATATATTGCTAGCTAACATGTTTATACCTGCAACATAACCTGCAGGTTGTACTTGTACCCTAGAACCTGGACCAAATACTGATTGTGTTAAAAAGTTTTTACCTGGATATGCAAACATTTCTTCTCCACTGCCATTAGGGTCAGGAAAGAAAAATCCATCATCTCCTGAACTTTCAGCACCTCTTACTATCATGTTTCCTCTTGCAAGTGATGCAGGGTTGTTTGCAAACAACTTACCCCATGTAGTAGCTAACTCTATATAAACTTCAGGAAATGGAAATATGTTTGCAGTTATTGCAGATATATTGTGTTTTTTAGCTGCATCATATAAAAGTAATTTAGTTGAGTGTAATGCGTATGCTTTAGCTATTGCCTCTGCTTCATCATAATTTAATTCAACACCTTCAACAGTTTTCTTAGATGCACCTTGTAATCTTTTATACATAGCATTAGGTATATCTGCATCTCTAGCTTCTTTTAATGCTCTAAGTCTGCCTTGTTGATTTAAACGTGGCATAAGGTCTTCCATCTTAGCCCAGTTGTTTTGTTTCCATGCAACTGAACGAGAAAGATATGTATTAGGTTTTGTCATTAAATACTCAAATGCTACATCTACTACAGCATCTAACATACCTATAGCTTTTTGTCCTGATGTTAAATCTACTGAAACATCTCTAGGTGCTTTAACTACACCTATTCTTTGACGTAAATTACCCATGCCTTCTAAATATGCACCAAGTGTTTTATTGTTTTTAGACAATGCTGCCCTTGAAATCTTAGCAGCACTTATTTCACCTTTGCCTAAGATAGCTTTACCTGTACCTGCAAATTTTCTTAAATTAACATCTGATGTATCTTCTACAAATTTATAACTATAAGCATCACCAGGTGTGTATTTATAGCTATCAAAGCCACCTGCTTTAGAACGAATACGTGCTTCCCAGTAATCTAAATAAGCATCCATAGCTTTTTCGTTTGTCATTAAATCTTCAAATCTATCTCCACCATTACGTACTAATCTTTCTCTAATTTTTTTACCTTCATCAGAATATTTAAACCAATCTCTAGTTTGTGTAGTTAAATGGTTTTTAGCAACATACCTGCCTACAGGGTCATCAAATATTTGTATTAGTTCGTGTTGTAAATTAGCTGTATGTCCTGCTTCTCCTGGTTTTACATCTACCCAGTCTTTTGTTACAAACTTACTATTTACTCCCCTAAACCCTGCAGTTGATTTACGACCTGTGTTTACTTCAGTAGCTAAGTTACCATTCATTGCACCTTGCCAATCTAATACGTCTTTAAGGTCGCTATCTCTAGTAAAACGTAATCTAAACTTTTCAAGTCCTTTTACATCGCCATTCTTAATAGCATTACGTACTTCACTATTGTGTGAGTTAATCCATGTTATATATCTAAATGGATGTACAAACATAGTATCTAGGCCTGATACTGCCATACGTGCTTGTTCTTCTAAAAACACTCTTGTAAACCAAGCAGCACGCATCAATACTAAAGGTTTAAATATTCCACCCATATAAAACTGTGCAAGTAAAGATACAGGACCTTGTGACATACCTTTAGGAATAATACCTTTGTATGTACCTGATATTACATAATCTCCAAAACCCATATCTTTTAATGCTTTAGCATTACCTTTGTAATAGTCCATTAAACCACGAACACCTTGCCTACCTTCTTGTCCATCCATAACGTATGAGACTTTAGACAATGCTTTAGTAATTCCTGACCATTGTGGCAATGGTGCTTTTAAACTAGCCATTTCTACTAAACCACTAGCAGAAGGTACAGTTACCATTATCTTTTCACCATTTAATAATGTATAAGGTATTTCTTCAACTTCACGCATACCTACAAAAGGTAAATCTCTAAATAAACTGTCTTTACCGTATGCACGTATCTGTGAACTTGTTTCAAATATTCTTGATGCTTCAAACGCTATATCATCTGCTACTCCCTGTCCTTTAAGAAAAACTTGTGTATCGTTACCAATATCTATAGCTAATCTAGTTACACCACCTAAATCTCCTGGTTCTAGTTCTAATAATCTTCTTAAATAAGGTTCTGCACGTTCTACATCTGCACCCATGCTGTCATAGTGATTTCTAATAGACATAGCTGCTTCATCAAAGTTTGTTACAGATAAACCATCATCAGGTTTAATACTCATAATTCTTTGCATATAAGTAGGCATAGCAGACCTAACTGTGCCACTAAAGCTAAGTAACTCATCTAAAGGATTTGCTATCTCTGCAGGTGAAAGCATAGGTTTAGCTGTCATAAACCTCATTTTGTTTCTAGCAGGCAATATAAGGTCATCTCTAAGGCCTTTTGCTAATTTAGAACGCAGTGGCCTATATGCAGCATTAGGGTTTCCTAAAGGCCTTATTACTTGTCCTAGACCCCTTTGTACAACATTTTCACTTTGTCTTAAAGATAATGACTTATTACCTATAGCACGAGATACTGCATTTCTAATATCTGCACCTTTTACAGGTGTTTCGTTTAAATATCCACTACCCCATATCTTTGACCATACTTGTTTAGCTTGTAATGCATCTTCTGTAGCAGCAAGTGATGCTTGACTTTCAAATGGTAATTGTGGAAATAATCTTTGATACACACCAATATTAGGTTCTACTGCTGTAGCATCATATAGTTTGTAACTATCAGGTCTTTCTATAATGTCATTTAGTTTAGGTTTAAATACTGTATCTCTAAATCTTCTTACACCAATACCTTCTTGTACAACATCAGGATGTATTGTACGTAATGATTGTCTTAAATTAGATAACCCTTTAAGTCCTTTAGCTGTTGGGTCTAGTTTAAATGTAGTAACAGCATCTAAACCACCTGACAATGCTGTAAATTCAGGTGTACCTGGTGGTACTATCTCTGATGCAGTAATACGACCATTACTAAAATGTATTGATGGTTGTATTTCATCTAGCTCTGTAATGCCTGGATTTAAAGATTTAACAAAATCTACTTGTGACCTACCTAAATTTTTAGCACCACGAAACACCATTTGAAAAAATCTTGACATTTTATTGCCTTCAATAGGTGCAAACATGTCAGGACTGTTTTGCATTCTTTGTTGTTGCAAGTGTAAATAGTTATTAGGGTCAAAACCTAATGTAAGTTTTCTGCCTCCTGTCGGCCTATACATAATTTGATTAGGCCTAAATAAAGAAGTTCTCTCATGGTCATTCCAACCTTCGGCTCTAATTGGTACTCCTGCATACTTGTAATAAACATTTTTAGCTTCATTTTCTTCGTAACCTAATTTTAATAAAGTTCTATAGCGTTCATCGTCTTCAGGTTTTAATCCTTGAAATATAAATTTTCTATCAGGGTCTATGTTTAATGGTTTGCCTTCACGTAATGTAGCAAGTGTCTCTGTCCATATAGTTGCACCTGCTTGTTTTTTTGCAGTAGAAAACAATTCAGAATATTCTTGTACTAAACCTTTAAACCCTTCTTTTTTCCATGCATTAACAGGGTCATAATTTACTAAATCTTGTTCTGATATTTGTATGCCTGCAAATAAATCTCCTTCTTTTATATATCCTTTACGCAATCTATTGCTTTGTATTGCATTTACAGCAGCGTAACCTGCTGCTCTATACAACATAGTTAATTCTTCAACGCCTGCTTCTAATAGTAAGTCAACAACATAACCTGGTTTTTTAATAAGTAATTCTGATAATCCCATAATAGGTTCATCAAACCCACTTACTTCATGTACTTTATTCCAATCACGTTCCCATTGCTTTTGTTGCTCTTCAGTAACCATGTCAGTAATGTCTTCAAACGCAGGGTCATAAACTGTAAGGCCTGATAACGCTGCTGCCTCTACAACATCAGCAGGTAAGTTAGGACAAACAGTTGACATCTCTACTGCATTTTGTGCTGTTTCATAATCTAAAAATGCAAGTATTTGGTCAAACTGTTTACGAGCAGCTTCTTTTTTTTCGTTTTCGTTTGCTAACTCATCGTCGTTAAACCAACCATGAAGTGCCACTATAAACCTCTTTGTTGATAATTATGTATTAATTGGCTAATTACTGGATTGTAACCTGAAACATGCAACATAGCTTTAAGTGCTAGTAGCGTATTGTCAGGTGCTGCGTCTGCAGGGTTAATACCTGCTGTTCTTGGGTCTTCGCCAGGAACATCTGTAGGTCTAAAAACATTTCTATTTAATGCAGGTTGTGGTGTAGCAACTTGTTGTGAAGGAGTAGTAGGTGCTGCAGCTAATGGTGCTGCTTGTTGTTGTTCTACTAACTGCTTACCTTCGCCGTAATCAACACCAGGTATTCTTCTTATAGGTTGTGTGCTACTTCCTGCACCACCATCAGTTCTTGCTGATAATGCACCTGGACCACTTGTTGCAGCAGGTTTAGCAGGTTGTCTATCTCCACCTCGCCTAGAACGTTTCTTCGCCATACTCATCACCTTCTTCTAACAAATATTGTTTTAGTATATCTCTATCAATTAACATCATCATGCCTGGCATAGGTATTATTACTTGCCACATTTGGTATGGTGTTTGTGCAAATTCATTATTATTAAATCCACCAACTCCATTTAAAGAATTAGTTATTATTTCCAAAAACTCATCATTAAATTCCATTATGCACCTTGTCCTAGTGCTAATGCTGCTAAACCACCTTGACCTAAATCAGGCATTTGTTGTTGTCCCATCATTGCCATTTCTTCAGGAGATATCTGTGGTTCTTCAGGTGTAAAAAATTTATTTAATATTGTCTGCATGTCATCAGGTGATTTGTATATTTCTACTACAGCCATAGTTGCTTGTGCATCACCTTGATTAGCTCTTGCTAATAATGTTTCAAATAATAAATCTTCTGCTTTTTGTTTTCTAATGCGTTCGTTAATAACTGGTATGTTATCTAAACCGTCCATATTATCTTGTAAAGTTTCTTTATCTATAATGTTTGCTTGTAACAACTGCAGACCTGTAACAATTTTTTGTGGTTCATCAAATCCTGCCATAACTCCGTACACTCTTCGTGTTCTGTAGTTTCTAGCAATATCTACTGAAGGTTTATAACTTTCTGCAAATGCAGAACCTTTTCTGTAACCAACTAATGTTTTAGATTTATCGAACAAACGTTCGTCCATCTCTAATCTTTTAGCATCTAAGGACTGTAAACCATCTTGTAGTATGTTACGGTACTCCCCTATCATTAAAGACATTGATGCATTAAGCTCATCAAGGCCTCTACCAGTAACAAAACTGTTAGGGGATTGGGCATCATCAGTAACAGGATAACCTGCAACTAATCGCAACTGTCTTTCTAATCTATCTACTTGATTAAATAATTGATACGGTAAATTGTTTACAGGTTTACTTACTTGTGTGCCTGGTGCTAAATAGTTAATAGCATGTCGGCCTTTACGATACTGACCACTTTCTAATTCACCTGATATATTTGTCTCTGTAAATACAGCGTCTTCCATTGCAATAGTAGATAAAATATTTATTTTGGCCATTTGTGACATAAGGCCTAACACATGGTCATACTGACCTTTAAGTTCGTTAAATGAAAATCTTTTTACAAATACAAACTGTGGACCACTCTTTAATGGATTTTCTACAAAATCTAATAACAATCTTTTGTGTGGTACTACAACATACATACCACTGTCGTCATAATACTCAACAACAATAATGCCTTTACCACTATCGTTTTCCCATTCTTCTTGTGAATTATTTACATTAGCATTGTAAAATCCTTCACTTGCAGGACCACTGTCTCTTTCCTTTTTAGGATTATTTTTTAACGAACGTGCATGTTCAGGATAAATCTGTATAAGTTTATAAAGAGGTATTCTTCTTACATAAGCTATTTCGTCAGGTTGTTGGTCAGCACCTAAGTGACCAGGATATGTATTGTATGGGTCACGAAGTTCTGCGTATGGGAAAAAATTGCCATCAACATCTTTAGTTGTTTTTATAACCCATGAGCAATAACCATAACCAGGTAACCATCTTGATACTTGGCCTAATTGGTTTTTTAGTTTTTGTTTTTCATCGTAAGATGCAACAATGCGTTCTATTTTTTCTGCACGTTTTCTAGCACGTTCACTGTCTTTGTCATTTACTCTATCTACTCTTATGTCAGGAATACCTGATATTTTTTGTGCTAGTCTGTCTAAACCTGATATTAATAAGTTAGGTGCAGGCATTGTATCTATATCTATATTATCTATGTTTGTGCCTAGTAATGCACGCATACCTGCTTGGCCACCATCCATAATAGAACGTATTCTATAACGCATAGCTAACTGTTCGTCATTACTATCCATTAAAGCATTTACATTATCTATAATTGTTGCAACGCTTTTTTTCATTATTGCCATGGTGCTTCGTTCCAATCATTTATGTCCCAGTCTGCGAAACTAGGTTCATAATCTAACCCTATCATTGCTGACCTTTCTTTAGTCATTCTTCTAAAAACTTTCATAGGAAACCACGATGCCATAACTAAGTCAGTCTTGTGCTTTGTTCTTCTATTCTGTGGTTTGCCATCAAAATAAACTAACTGTGATTTATAAGCACCTGTTTTATCTCTACTTATACCATCGCCAACTGGTAAATGTACACGGCCCTCTTCGAACAATTCACTCATTGCACCAACTCCGAACATAGGGTCATGTTTATTTAATCCAGTCTTTGTTCCTGTTAATACAATACCACACTCTAGTGCAAGTCGCTTTATCTTTTCATCTTGTCGAATTGCAGTCTGAAAACCATTTTCCTCTATAACCCATTCACGTACTCTATATTTTTCGTACCAATCTTTTATAACTTCAAATGCTGCTTTAGTTCCACCACCTTTTCTATTGTCATTGTCAATCATGTAATATTCTTTTTTAATAATGTCATAACCCCATAGAAATGCAGCTTGATGTCCACTAGATGCAGGGTCAAGGCCTGCTACTAAATGTAAATTTTGATGTGGTATGTGACCAATAGTTAAGTTAGACCTGTAACAATTCTCTACATCTTCTAAATTAAATATTGTCATACCCACACTGTATGCTTGATTAAGATAAACCATGTCAAACACGTTACGGCCACCTGTTGTCTCTGCTGCAGCCATACGTGACTTCAACCATTTGTACGTACGTTTACTTCCCCATAACATACAATCATCGTGTAGTTCTATATCTTCTTCTGCTTCAGTGCATTCTAAATCGTGTGCTGTCTCTACAATGTTTTCGTATTGGTCGTTGCCTAACAAGTGATGATATAAGTCGTCAGGATGCTGTCTTGAACCAATTACAACAATAGCTGTATGTTCCTCTTTACGTGACGATAGGGTAGTAGTCCACCAACTTCTAGTATGCTCTCTGTTACTAGGTTGTATTGTTGTACTGTGGTCTTCAATGTCGTCTGCAATAATTAAGTCACAGTCACGAGATAGTATCTTGCCACCTTTACCTACGGCAACCATAGTTGGCGACTTAATACCAGTAACAGTTCTAGTAGCAACAGTAAATTGATTTTGTGACCAGTTCTTACCACTACGTGTGTCAGGTTTAAATCCTGCACCAGGACCACAAAAGTCTTCTATTAATGTTACATTGCTGTCTAAGTGGTCTAGCACGGCTGATACTGCGTTCTTAGCTATGTCTTCGTTACCACCTACCCACATGATACGAATGTTCGGATTACGTATTATCTGCCACACAGCAAAATGTACTAACAGTTCTGTCTTACCATGACGTGGTGGCGACAAGATTACAAGTTCCTTACCATGTTCTATAGCGTCAACAATGTTGTTTATCCAATTTACATGAAAGTCTGCTGTCTCGTACTTCTCACCAGTCTCTGTTCTAAAATACATATCTCTGAACGTCGAAAAATTTTTTGTATTATCTAAGGCCTCATCAGATACTGACCAATCTTCTTGTAAGCCCTCTGTATATTGGTCTTCTTTGTATGCTGCTAGTAAACGAGAGATAGAAGCACTGGTTGTGCCTAGTAGTTCTGCTGCATCCTTTTGGTCTATATTACCTTCTGCTACCTGGTCTGCTAATTCTGATTTCTTAAATGCTTCATATAGAGGACCACGACGTGCAGATGCTGCAGTATCACGTTCTGCATTAATAGGTTTTACTTCTTCTTTGCCCCTACGTCTATTACGCATATACTGTGCTGCCTGGCAATTATCTGAACAGTATTTTCTTCTACCTTGTGGTAATTTCTTTTGACAACCTACTTTGCCACATCGAACGTTTTTAGCCATAATCCTTACTAACTTGTGTTATGTTTTTAATTATGGTATAAATAGTACCAACAAACAAGTTTAATGGATAAATCTTGTACAGGTAAGAGCTATCGGACGGCAGAAAGGTCAGCGACTTTTTAAAAGAAAGTGAAAGGGATTACCTCAAACTGACTACCCAAGGCATTTTGTAACATTAAATTTTAAATTTTTTTACGCACTACCGTATATGTCCGTTACTGCCCAAATCGTTTTACGTTCAATAGATAAAAGGGTTTTTCTACTTTTATTGCACGTTTACCAATAAATAAATTACAGGGTACGTATATACACATGACAACCTTTGGTTGACATACGTGGGTCAAAGGTTCTGTCTGACGGTTCGTTGCTAATGCAACGTTTCTCTACTTCTGACGACATACTATATGTTGTGGTACAACATGTAGTGGTACTAGATATGGTATGTTTTGATTGAACAATACCACGTATTGTTAAGGTTTGTCTTCCTTTGTCTAGGAATAAAACATATAGTTTTACTTCGATACAAACTGTCGTACGTACAGATGATGATGCGTGTAATGGGAAGACCTTTAAAAAATACTTGAACGTAAGTGAAAGTATTTTATTAAAGAAAGGTGGAATGAATGTTCTGTTTAACTTGCGATGTAGCTTTGCTACAAGAGCCAGTCAAGTATCTTACCGTCGTTGACGGTGTTCTTGGCCATGTATGTGAGGTTCACTATGTCTAGTGAACTAAGCAACTACTACAAAATGGCAACACCTCAATCACTGTGTGATTGTGGTTATCTACAACAACCAATACGTCTGCAAATGGCACACGACTTGTTCCTGTGTGAATTTGACGATGTTCACAGAAAGGAAATCAATGTATAAAAACTGTAAGTTTTGTGAGACCTCATTTCAAGCAAGAGGTAATCAAGCTACTTGTGTAGCTTGTAAAGTAGCTTTTGCACGTGGTCGTAAGTATCGCAGAGCGATACCTGAACCAAGCAAATGGCGAGATGATAATGGCCATATCATTGCTGATATGGAACATCGCCTACAAGTGCAGGAGGAAAATACACCGTTTTGGCTTTTTAAAGCCAAAGATAAAGTAGAGGCAACTCAATGCCCTAATGGCTTTATTCATAAAGCATTAGATGGTGCTGATAACTGCTGTGCTGTATAAAAATACTTGAAACGTAGTGAAAGTATTTTATATACAAATTACTGTCGGAAAGGACGGATATGATAATCAATAACATGGTATTCACTGATGAATACAACGAACTATATAACGACTATGTCGAATACGGCCAAGATATCTTTGCCGAAATTGACTTACAGTCAACAAGTGTAGCTCCTATGTGGGAACGTTTCATGGACTTTGAAACTGATAGTTTCATCGAACAGTCTATTGATGCCGAACTAGACATGCTATTCGGTAAGAATAGAACTGAACCACGTTGGTATTACATAGACCTCATGCAAATAGATGATGATATCATCGAAAGCGAGGTAGTCAATGTTTAGTTGGTTACAACCAATTATATTGGTTACCTTATCCGTAGTTTTTACGGTACTTGCATGGCAAGTATTTAAAGTAGCGTGTGAAGAAATCTACTACGATTTCAAAGAAATCATACACACATGGAAGGAAAAATAATGCTATTAAATGACGCAGAGTTTTACAAAGCGATAACAGGGTTATCGGATGAAGACTTAGAATTAGGCGGAAACAGTCAATTAGACTGTATGAATTGTTTTACAGAAATACCCCAATGGGTATTGAAAGACGCAGGAAACGTTATATACCTTAACGAGTATGAATGTGA